TCATAGAGCATCTGTTCTGGTGTAAGATCAGGAAGAACCTTCTTACCAAGACCATGCCAGGGAACATTGCCCGAGTAAGCCATCGAAGCAACGCCGTTAACAATTTCAAGTTCATGTGACATATTTAAGTTCTCTTTTCTCTGTTTCAGTATAGTTATTATAGCAAACTACAGGGTGTTTGTCAAGCACTAATTAAGATTAATTAGACTTCGCATATCCGAGGTTACGGAGAGAGATAGTCTTAGCGCCCCTCTGAAATGAAGCGCCCTTCCAACCGAAAGTACGAATCTTCTTCTTGCTAGGTGCACAAATGGTAACTGGGATATCGAGATTGCTAATCGCATCAAGATACATATCACGCATTTCAATCTTATTCATGATGATACTTCTTTCTCTGTTTCAGTATAGTTATTATAGCAAACTACAGGGTGTTTGTCAAGCACTAATTTCATCTATAAAGGCATCGGTCAACGGACCCTGCATCTTGTAAGCCTGTACTTCCCAAGGCTGTTTCAGATATGCCGTATTGAGATAGTTCCGATACTTGCCGTCTTTGCATTTCCAGAGCATCTTATAGCCACCCTGAAACTTATCTTTTATACGGCCCGTAGCACCCTGCCAAACATGAACCATCTCATGAATGACACACTCAATAAATTCTTCTTTAGTCTTAACTCGACTCAGACGATGGTCAATTTCGATGATGAAATCACGATTATCATCGCCCTGGTAACAGAACCCTTCGGCACCACTTTCGAGGGTCTTAGTAAGTTTAACATCGATGTTCATGACACGGTGACGGGGCATCAGCGTTTCCATGCACCACCAGACAATCTCATCTGCTAATTCGCGGTCTTTCTTCAGACCCCCTGTAACTTCAACACCGATCATGTCAACCTCTCTGTTTTTCTCACTATAATCATTGTAGCAAACTACAGGGCCTTTGTCAACCCCTAAAATGAAGGTATTGCCATTTTTTCTCCGATATATTTGAAAAAGTGGAGGATGTCTCCGTTACGATAATCAATCTTGATCAACGTGTTTTTGACTTTCATCTTCGTGTCAGAATCGAACATTTTGATGTTTTCGATGATGCATTCGAGAGGGATATAGTTATCTCCGAAGGTGTAGACCCTCTCACGGTCAAGATTTTTCTCATCAATCATCGTATCAAGCCATGTATCAAACTTCATCACGGTCTCTTTCACTGTTTCAGTATAGTTATTATAGCAAACTACGAGGCCCTTGTCAAGCGGTATCTTCGATAATTTGCAACTTTTCGATCCACACCATCTCTTCCATCTTGTCCTCGAGGGTGCCAATCATCTTACCGGACACACTCTCGACATACTTTTGATAGTAGGCGACCGCCTCTACGGGGTCGGTGAAGGTCTTCTTATCAGTGCCATTATAGTTTGGCTTCACGATATAGCTAGTCATTTTCAAACTCCTGTGAAAATTCGAAAGGCGATGTAGGAGGACGTAATTACAGAGGCCCCTATCATACTGCCTAGTGTGAACGTTACGAGATAAAACCATACACTGGGTCTAGTAGGTTCAGTCCAGTTTTCGTTGTCATTAGCAGCCATCATCTATTTAAATTCCTTATCTGACAGGCCATTACCGACATCAACTAGCATATCGCCGACCGATGACGCCATCTCTGGATTAGTCATAATCAGATAAGTGGCGCCACAACCCAGCAAAAACCATGTTAAGGTATTCATATTTCCCTCTCTCTCTTCATCATCACGATAAAGAAGACAAACGCGATTACGATGTAGGACATATCAATCGCGAAACGGAACGTCGAAGTGTCCGTTCTTAGTTGCTTCGATCAGCTCGTCTAGAGTTATATCGTGTTCGGCGAGCGCGGCTTCAAAGGCGTCTCTTTGACTTTTCGGATAATTCTTAGGGTCATAGCTCATTTCGGTCTCTCTCACTGTTTCAGTATAGTTATTATAGCAAATAGCGAGGGGCTTGTCAAGCGGTATTTTCAATAATCTTCGTTGCGATAGAGATAATCTTCGTACTTGGTCTTGGCTGCTTCATCGGTGAAGCGGAGGGTGACGGTAAGACGATTCTTAGGGAGATACTTCATACGGCGAATGTCGAAATTGAAGGTCTTCTTTAAGCTCATCAAATTGTTATTGAAAGTCGGAGTATCAAGGGTGTAGACGGCTGGTACTGACATTGTGCTGGTCTCTTTCGCTGTTTCAGTATAGTTATTATAGCAAACAGCGAGGGGCTTGTCAACCCCTAAGTTGTGACAATATTATCACAAATGACTATTTTTCGAATAAATTGCCCAAATCTGGGTGGGGCGATTTGTCATGCCCTCGCCACTTACCGGACAAATAAGCATGTTTAGCCTCTATGGCCTTCTCTTCAGTCGCATATGCGGTGACTTCAGTAGATTCATCACCATCATCATCGACGTATAATGTGATTAGATTCCATACGGCTCTATGTTCCATGAGATCGGGTTCGACGCTGGCCCATTTCATTATGCGTACTCCTCCTCGTAATCGTCATACATATCCGTAATAAATGCATCAAAAATCTCAATGCATTTCCCTAGCGTTCCGTCTTTGTTCACGGTCCGATAAGAAGCAGTGATGCAATCGTCTGATTTGATCCAGCTTTCTATCAAACGGATAGCGTGGTTCGAATCATTAGCATCTAGTTCAACGAGATTGCTATTAGATAATTCACACCACACGACATGGGAAACGTTGTCGCCACCACATGACTCGGCCCACGCTTCGTCATGCCGTTTCATTCGCTTCCATGCGAATTCCGTGGACGTTAGTTCTCGCAAGCTGTTTCCAGTAAGCATTAATCTATCCTCCTCATTATCACTATCTTTATAATAACAAATAGCCGATGAAATGTCAAGGGGTTTTTTATATTAAGATGCTTTTTTTATTCGACGAATTTGTTCTTGTTTTAGACCATCATATATCTGCTTGACTTCCCAACGAGGATACATAGAACGTAATGAGGCCCTATCAACTACATCAAAGTCATCACCACCTCGTTTTTGTGATAAGATTAGTTGCTTGATGATTTTACTATACATGGTACACTCCCTTACATATTTATACGTTATTGCTACTTACATAGTTTAGCGGTCTAAAGAAACCAGGTGTTTCACCTTCAAAACCATTACCTCTCTTCAAATTTCGGAAAACCTCCCGTGCTTTCTTTTGAGTGTCAAAAGTAGCTATAAGTCTCATTTCCTCACCATTTAACTCAATAATTCTATAGGGTGGTTCTATACCTTCGAAAACATACATATCATACCTCATAATAGTTTGGAGAATTTCTTCTTCTTAGATTGTGCATCTTCATTTCTCATTCCAAATTCAGTATTGTCCATCAATGGCCTATCAACGATCAATTCATCTTGGGCACTATTTTCAACATCATATAGCCTCATTTTCCCTCTATCTACACCCACAACGAATCTTTTATTAGCTACTGGGTCATTAAATCGATTCTTCAATTGTTTCACCATGATTTGATTTAATGCCTCTAATTCTTCACTAGATACTAAAGCAATCATCAAATCTACGGTAGCAGGTAAGCCGAACGATTCGGATGTATCTTCAAGGCCTGGGTCTGAATTGCTAAATCCAGATCTAGTAGTTTGAGTGGCCGTAACAATCGGAATACCTTTTTCTACTGCTAACCCTCGCATCTCTTCAGCAATTGCTTTAATATAAGTGTAACTATTGACATTAGCACCATATTTAAGTCTCATAGAAGAACAAATGTTCAGATAATCGATATAAACAATATCGGGCACAAAATTCTTTTTCAAACGAAGTTCATTCAAAAGATGGCGAAAATGACCCGTACCCGCTGTAGCAGTGGGATATTCTTTGATAATCAACTTGCCTTCAGTCTTATCTCGAATACGTTCTACTTTCTTAATATAAGCAGCCTTGGGTAAATCCTCAAGTTCTTTCAAAGATACATCTAACAGATTAGCATCAATTCGTTCTGCAATCCTTTCTTCTGCCATTTCTAGAGTAATATATAGTACTTTCTTAGAGTCCATCAAATTAGAAGCCGCAAAATGACACATGGCCAATGATTTACCTACACCAGTGCCTGCTAGAATACAAGATAAAGTCTTCTCTGGTAAGCCTCCTTTCGTAATCAAATTCATATATTCTAGATCGAATGGTACACGTTTCTCTGTCTTATGATAGAAATCATATCGTTCTGAAAAGTCTTCAATCCAATCATGACCAATATGATTATCAAAACTAACTGATAAAGCTTTCGATAGTATTTCGGGTATAGCTCCTTTAGTATTGTTTTTATCTTTACCATCAATAATCTGAATCGATTCCATGATAGCATTGTATACTGATTTTTCTTGACAGAATTCTTCTGTCTTGTCTAGTAACCAGTTGTTATCAATGTCAGTATTACTGAGCTTTTCAATGTATTCTATAACATCATCAAATAGTTGTTCTTTATCCTCCCAGACATCTTGATTAATTGTAATATTCAATATTTCAGTAGTGGGTAGAGTATTATAATCATCAAGATGTTTAGCAATTGTGTTATATAAGAATCTCTCATTTCCTTCGTGAAAATATTCTTCTTTTAAAAATGGAATAGCTTTCCTACAGTAATCCTCATTATGAATCAACTGACTTAGGATTGTCGTTTCTATTCTCATTTTCATTCCCATTTAAAGTATTAATAATTATATTAACTAGAAGATCACCAATATGATTGTTGAACTTTTTATCATCTAGTTCTAATTTCAGTGGATTCTCTATGAAGTTGAAATTGAATTTTAACGTGGCTGTTTCATCATCGTAGACCTCTTTCATTTTAATCGTATCATATTTAAGTATTGTACCATAATATTTCTCGTCTGTCAAGCGAATTGGTATGGTAGAGGCCTCATCATATAAATCATCCATGAATTCATACTTATCATCAAATTCACTAAATCTCTCTAAATCAATCGACATTAGACTCTTCCAATTCTGATACGACCTCGGGTTCCTCCAAATCTGAATCACCATACTTGTATTCTAAACCAGCGGCCACTTCAATACGTTCCATGATATCCGATGTATAAAACTTTTCTGGATTAGCATTAATCGCTTTACCAAAATGTTTAGAACCATCAGGCATTTCATATCGTGTAGATACTTTCTTAATGATATTATACTTCTCAGCCAAATCTAATAAGCCATAATACCTATCAAGACCAGTAGCATAAGATAGACGAACTTCAACAAACTTCTTTTCTTTAGTAAACCTAGACTTCTCAGTGGTTACTTTAATTAGATTACCTTCGCCTCGTTCTACATCATTATCTTTCTTTTTAGTAAGAAATAGAATTGTAGAAGCAGTATACTTTAGCCCAGAACCACCAGACATTTCTTTAGTAGAATATAGACCCATAGTCTCATAAGTATGATTTGTAATAATCATAGGGATCTTAGCTCTAGCTAGTTTTAAACCTAGAACACGGAACGCACCCTTGATAATCTGGGCCCGTGTCATATCTTTAGTTTCTTTGCCTAGAGCGGTATCTTCTACTTCTTTTGTAGTGGATAGTTGACCCAAAGAATCTAATACCATCATCAAAGGAGGAGCATCTGATTTGTGTTCAATGTATCGGTCTAATACCTTTAGACTTAGATGACGGAATTGTTGTACTGTTTCTGGTTCAGATACAATCATACGATTAATATCAATACCACGGGTAGACATCATTTCTTGTGTCACGGCTGCTTCTGTATCATAATACATTACACCGCCATCTTGTTTATCACTAAGAAAATTATTAACCATACCTAGTGCGAAGAATGTTTTGCCCGTGGCTTGTTCTCCTGCTAATGCAGTAATCTTATTATTAGGCACACCGCCATATAGACTACCACTAACTAGAGCATTAAGAATATAAGAACCAGTATCAAGCCAGCCAGTAAATTCAGCCGAATTACCACCATCAGATAATAGATGAGTATTATCATCATTCAATGATTTCACCATATTCTTAAAATAATTATTCGATTCCAACATTTTTTCTCCTTTGTTTTAAAACTATATAACACTGTTGATCTTGTTTGAAAATATAACTGAATGGTAGATTATACCCCCATGGCGTTTGTAATGGATTCCAGCCAGTTTCTTCTAACAACCTCTCTCTACTTAACATACCATTATTATCGCATAAAGGACGTAAGAAGTCAACAAAAATCTTCACCCAAGGGTCATCATTATTGACATGATATGTGTCATTGGAGGGAGGTTTCATTCAAAAAACG